ATAATGCAGCAGCAGTGAATGGAAATAAATTGCTAAGAAATGCTAAGATTCAAGAATATCTTAGTCAGAACATGCAAACAAGAGCTGATGCAACTATAGCAACACAAGATGATATATTAAATAAACTTACTGAAATAGCATTCAATGATGGCTATAAAACAAAGGACCAGTTAAGAGCTTTAGAACTACTTGGCAAAAGATATGCATTATGGACTGAGAGAGTAGAGACAGAAAATGTAAATACTAATTTTGAGATAACTATAATAGGTGATGATGATGAAACTTAATCTTCATAAAAGATTATTTAATGATACATACTATCCTTTATTATTTGATTACTCTCATAGATGGGAAGTTTACAGAGGCTCTGCTGGCTCTGGTAAATCTCACTTTATAGCTCAAAAGATAATAATAAAAGCTCTACAAGAAAAAAGAAGAGTTTTAATCTGTAGAAACACTGGAACAACAATAAGAGAAACAGTATTTAAATTATTTGAAGAAAATCTCCAAAAATTAAAAATATATAATGAATGTTCTATAAACAAAACAAATAGAACAATTACACTTCCAAGTGGCTCAGAGCTTATATTTACTGGATTAGACAGTGAAACTAAGCTATTATCACTTCAAAATATATCAGACATATTCATAGAAGAAGTATATGAAGTCAAGAAAGATATAGTTGAACAGCTTAACCTAAGAATGAGAGGGAAAGCTCCAAATCAACAAATATTTATGGCTTTTAATCCAATATCATCAAAACATTGGCTATATGAGTTTTGTGAAATTAACCCTCCAGAATCTTTTAGGTACACAGTTACAACATATAAAGATAATAGATTCCTTTCAGATGCTTATATTAAATCTTTAATAGATATGAAAACTCAGAATCCTAAAAAAGCTAGAGTCTATGTGGATGGAGAGTGGGGAGTTCTTATAGATGATGTGGTACTACCTAATCACTCTATAGAAGAATTTAATATCCAAGAGCTTCTAAAGAATCCAAAGATAGAAGTTAGAGCAGGAATGGATATGGGATATGTAGACCCAACAACAATAGTTTTAAGTTTGTATGATAAAGAAAATAAAATTATTTATATAGCTGATGCTTTTTATGAAAGAGGAGCAACTCTTGATGAAATTGCACAAGCTGCAAGAGATATGGGCCTACATAAAAAGAAAATATATTGTGATTCAGCTGACCCAAGAGCAATAGCTTTCTTTAATCAACAAGGTTTAAGGGTAGAAGGAGCAAAGAAAGGTAAAAACTCAGTTAAAACTGGTATATCATTCTTACAGAATCACAAAATAGTTTGCCATAACAAAAAAAAATGCAAAGAAGTGGCTGCTGAACTTGAAAACTATGTTTATCTTAGAGATAAATTAGGACATCTTATGGAAGATAAGACTGACCATGATTATTCACATGCTATAGATGCATTAAGATATGCTTATTCAGATATTTATACTCAAGGACTTATATTAATGGACAAGTCAATTTTCAGCTTATAAAAACTTATATCAGTTAGAAAATATCAAACTTTAATTTTTAAAGTATTTTTTGAATTAAAGAATAAAAAACTTAATATTTTAAAGTATTGATATGTTTTTTAGATTTTTGACAGATTCAAATACAGCTAGATGTTCACTTTATTTTTTTAAGTTAGCTCACTTAAAAAATAAAACCATTGAAAATGCTATATTCTTTCAAACTATTCCCTAAATACATATTTAGAGGATAGTTTGAATTAACAAAGAAAAAGAGCCAAAAGGCTCTTTCTCTCCCCTATGCTTTTTTATGCAAGGGCTATGATAGCTGTTAAACAAGTGATGGCTACAAAAATTGTATTAATCACTCCAAGCACAAAAGAGCATAAGTTATATGTTTCTTGGCTCATACTTCAAAAGCCTCCTTTAGTTTATGATTTGACAGATTTCTATATAGGCATCTGTCTTTTCATACTAAAGTAAATACAAACTTCAAATACTTGAAATTCACATTTACTTTAGTATGAGCTATAAATTAAAGGAACTTATATAGTATAACAGAAAAATACATTAAATTCCATCTAAAATTTAAATTTAAAATTCACTTCAAAATAAGGAGCAAATCAAATGAAAGTAAGATTATCAAAAAACACTGGCTTAACTCCAGATGTAATTAAATCATTAATAGATTCACATAAAAAAGAAATAACTAGACTTGATTTATTAGACTCTTATTATAGAAGTAATGCTCCTATAATGAAGAGAAGAAAAAAAGACCCAACTAAATCAAATAATAAACTGGTTACAAACTATGCAAGATATATAACTACAATGTCTACTGGTTATTTTATGGGTATACCAATACAAATAAGATGCAAAGATGAAAATTTATTAGACAGATTAACAGCTATTTTTAAATATAATGATGAGCCAGATTTAAATACTACACTGGCTACAAATAACAGTAAATATGGATATTCATATGAATTACACTATATGGATGAGCAAGGCAGAAACAGAATGGCAGCTGTTGACCCAAGAGAAATAATTTATATAACAGATAATACTTTAAATGATGAGCCAACAGCTGCTATAAGATACTTTGAAATAAAAGATGCTGTAGATGATAATAAAAAGATATACTCAATAGAAGTTTATACAAAAGATTCTATATTATATTACAGCATGGATGGAGACTCTGTAGCTCTTATAGATGAACAGCAACATCCATTCAAAGATATACCTATAATAAGATATATAAACAATGCAGATGAAATTGGAGACTATGAGCCAGTTTTAACCTTAATAGATGCTTATGATAAGATTCAATCAGACACAGCTAATGACTTTGAAGAACTAACAGATTCATTCTTGTTGGTATCTGGGGAAGTTTTAGATGTTGAGCAAGCATTGAGATTAAAAGAAGTAAAAGTATTTAATTTTCCTAATAAAGAAGGAAGAGTTGAATTTGTAACTAAAAATATAAATGATTCAGCTTTAGAGAATTTTAAAACAAGACTTGATAAAGATATTCATAAAAACTCATATACTCCTAATATGTCAGATGAAAACTTTGTAGGCAATAGCTCTGGTGTTTCTATGGCTTATAAGCTGCAAGGATTAGAATTCTTAACTGGAGTAAAAGAGCAGAAGTTTAAAAAAGGACTATTCAGAAGAGTTGAGCTTCTTTCTAATGTATTAAATATAAGAACTAATCAGCAAATGAATTTTACAGATGTTGAATTTATATTTACTAGAAATAATCCTAAGAACTTAGTTGAAATAGTTGAGATGGCTACTGATTTGACTGGAATAATATCAAATGAAACTCAGCTTGATTTACTTCCAATGGTTGATAAAGACCAAGAGTTAAAAAGGCTTGAACAAGAGAAAAAGCAACAATCAGAAGAGATGAATCTATTTGATTTTAATAATGACATACAAATGTATGAGACTAAACCAGAGTAGGTGATGTAGATGCCACATTACACAAGAGGCATGGGAAGCAGAGCTTACTGGGAAGAAAGAATGCTAGACAGAGATTTATTTGCTAGACAGACAGAGGATGAAGTTTTAAGAATTATTAATAGCAAATATCAAGCTGCATTCAGAGAAATCAGAAGAGATTTAAATGATTTCTATAATAGATATGCAACTGAAAATGGATTAACACTTCAACAGCTGCAACAGAGGCTCTCACCTATAGAAATGAGAGAATATCAAACACAGATGAGAGAATTACAAAGAATGTATTCTCAATATCAAAGTGAAAGAATACTTCAAGAAATGCAAATCTTATCTAATAGAGCTTATATAACAAGACAAATGGCTCTATTAGATTCAATAAATATAAAGTTAATAGAAACAGCACACAATGTTCAAATAACTATGCAAGACCATCTAGAAGGCATATACAGAAGAGAATATGCTGCTGCTTTAGAAGGACTTGGAGTTAATTCTAATGTAGTTATTCCAACAAGAGCTGTTAGAGAAATAATAGAATATCCTTATGCTGGAGCAATGTTTTCAGATAGAATCTGGAGAAATAAGGACCAGCTATTAAATTATATTAATGATGATTTAGTTAAAGGAATTATTAAAGGTTCTTCTATTCAAAATATGTCTAAGGACCTAATGAATAGATGCAATACTTTATATTATCAAGCAGAAAGATTAGTAAGAACTGAAACTAATTATGCTATGACTCAAGGCCATTTGAATGGTTATAAAGATGCAGGAATAGAGCAATATCAATTCTTTGCTTTCATAGATAATAGAACATCAAGACAATGTAAAACACTTGATAATATGGTTTACAATATAAGAGAGGCTCAAGCAGGAACTAATCTGCCTCCTATGCATCCTAATTGCAGGAGTACAATAATTCCTATAGTAAACAGAAAAGCTCCTATAGATATAATAGAGAAAGAGCCAGCAAAAACAGATGCAGCTGCTCCAGAAATAAAACATCTTGAATTTAAGGATAAAAAATCAGCAACTGAATATGCTATTAAAAATCTTGGATTTGAGAAAGTAAACTGGGGAAGAAAACTGACTCAAGAAATGATAAATGATACAATAAGTTCTATAGATAGAGTATTTAATATGTACCCACAACTTAAAGGCTCTATGAAGGAAATAACAACAGCTTCTGATATGGGAAGAGCTATTGCTTCTGTAAGTTATTATGGAACTCTAAAATTATCTACTTCTTTATACTATAACCAAAATAAAGCAAAGAGAATTCATACTATAACTCATGAATGCTCTCATATGATAGAGAGAATAAAAGACTGGAACAAATTTGCTCCAAAAGTAGTTGATGAAGCAATTAACAATCTTGGTTATGATGCAAAGGAAGCAGCAAGTGCAGTTAGAGCAATATCAAGATATGCTACAACTGGAAAAGATGAATGCATGGCTGAGGCTTTTGCAGAAGCATTAACAGAGGGAGATAAAGCAAGTCCATTGGCTAAGGAGATATTAAAAATATTAAATAAGGAGTTAAGATAAATGGTTTATGATATAAAAGATATAGAACAATATATCAATATGGATTTATTTAACTGGACTATAAAAGAAGATGCTCCAGACTGGGCAAAAGAACAGTTTGAGGAGTTTATGGAAAAACTTAATAAAGACAAATAAAAAATAGAACATTTATGTTACCATGTATTTACTGATAATTGTAAAAATATGTAAGATAATATATAATGAAGTAAAAATTTAAATTTATGTAAATATATGGAGGATAATATTATGAATAGGAATATACATGAAATAGGGTTAAATCAGATTCTTCCACTGTTTATATGTAAGGATATAAATGATTCTATGAGAGATTATATACTGAATCATACTTATACTTACTCAATAGTTGATGATGATAGTAGAGGATGTTCATATTATAGTTTTTTAGATGGAAATGGACATGAAATAGCAAAGCTTATTTCTGGAGATAATTTTTCTTCTATGCTTATGGGGTTTGATGATACAAATACATTTAAGTTAATAAAATTTGAAAAACCAAAATACTCTTATTATTCAGCTCATATTGACAAATCAATAAGAAAAATAGATAGTGAAAGAGAAAAAAATTTAAATGAAACATTAGTAATTTTACAGGAGTTACTTAAACCAGAATATTATGCAAGAACTACTCAGTTTGCATTCTGCACACATGTCTGGGAGACACAAAAAAAGCATATTGTTTTTACACAAGAGCTTAAAAAAGTAATTACTATACAATACAATCAAAATACTGGTTCATATGATATTGTTTATATTAATAATGACATATATAGAGACTTATTAAATTATTAATATACTATAAAAAGAGAGCTTTTATGATGCTCTTTTTTTATGCCTTTTTTACTTGATTGTTAGGCTTTAAAGAAATAACATGGCTAATCATTCTACAGTCTACACAGACTTTAAACTTGGGAGAATTAGAATGGAAAATAATCAAATACAAAATACAGAAGTTAAAGAGCCAATAGCTCCAGAAACAAATAATGGACAAGCTCCACAAGAGCCAGAAGTAAAAACTTTTACTCAAGATGAAGTAAATAAGATGATAGAAAAAAGACTGGCTAGAGAAAAGAAAGACTTAGCAGCACAGATAGAAAGAGAAAGAGAAGAATCTGCAAAGCTGGCTAAAATGTCTGAATCAGAAAGACAAAAAGCAATACTAGAAAAACAGATGAAAGAATTTGAAGAGATGAAGGCAGCTTTTGAGAAAGAAAAGCTATTAAATGAAACATCAAAGCAACTGGCTCAAAATAATTTACCAGTTGAATTTGCAGAGTATTTAATAACTAAAGATGCTGAATCTACTTTCAATAATATAAACACATTTAAAGAAAAATGGAATGCAGCACTAGAGGCAGCTCTTGATGAAAGAATGAAAGGAAAGTCTCCAGCAGCAGCTCCATTAAGTAATAAAGTAACTCTTACAATGGCTGATGTTAGAGCAATGTCTACAGCAGAAGTACAAGCAAGATGGGCAGAAGTTCAAGAGGCTATGAAAAGAGGAATATAACTCAGTTAAATCAGTAGTCTGACAAGTTGTCTGACTACTTTTTTATATATATCAAATCAATTAATCAAATCTAAAAATCAATTCAAAAAGGTAAGCCAGCAAGTCATGCTGGAGCTGCAACACATGCAGCATAGAAAGGAATTAATTCAATGTCAGTACAAACTTTTATACCACAAATATGGGAAGCATCATTATTAAAGAAATTCCATGAAACTTCAATAGCAGAAGTTATAACAACAGCTCCTACTAAAATAGAAGGAAATAGAATAGTTTTCAATCATGTATCAGATGTAGCTGTTAAAGATTATACTGGAACAGTTTCATGGGATGGATTAACAACTTCTAAAGTTGAATTAAACATGGATGTGAAAAAATATTTTGCATTCAAAGTTGATGATGTAGATGCTGTTCAAGCTGCTGGAGATTTAATAAATGCTCATACAGAAGAAGCTGCTTATTCTATGCAAGAAGAAATGGACAAAGCAGTTTTAACAGAAGCTTTAACAACTGAAAATGTTGTAGAAAGAACAAGTGAAAATGCTTATGACTTAATAGTTAAATGTAATACAGCTTTAAATAAAAAGAAAGTATCTAAAGCTAACAGATATGCAGTAATAAACTCTGAAATATTAGAGCAATTACAATTAGACCCAAGATTTACAGCTAATTACACTGTATTAGAAAATGGTATAGTTGATGGAGCTAAAATAAATGGTGTTCAATTAGTATTATCAGAAGAATTAAATGGTGGAGTTGCTGCAATAGTTGTTCTTCATAAATCTGCTATAGGATTTGGAAAACAATTAGACAAAGTTGAAGCAATGAGATTAGAAAACTCTATGGCTGATGGTGTAAGAGGTTTAGGAGTTGCTGGAACTAAGATATTAAGACCAGATGCAGTTGTTAAATGTGTTCCATCATTTGCTGCTAGAGCTGCTAAAGCTTCTAAATAATAAAATAAAAATCAATAAAGCTCTGGCTCTTGCTGGAGCTTTTATTTTATAAGGAGTTGATAACATGTTTACATCATTCAACTTCCCTAAAGAATCTGAGATTAATGCTCTTAATAGAATAAAAATTAAACTTGGATTAAATGATGGGAACAAAGATGAACTTTTAACAGTTTTATTTGATGATGCATCTAATCTAGTTTGCACTTACATTAACTCAGATGTATTACCTAACAAGCTTTCTTGGATGGCAGAAGAGATAGCAATTAAAAGATTTAGAAAAATTGGAGCAGAGGGAATTAAATCTAAACAGATAGATGTTATTAGAAAAGATTTTGATGAAAATATCTTATCTGAATATATTGTAACTCTTGATAAATACATCAAAGAAAACTCAAATAAACTGAGGCTGTTTTAATGAATGAAGATGCAAAAGTAAATATATATTCAAAAGCTTTTGTGCCAGATGGTATGGGTGGTGGAGAGTATAGAGAAACTTATCATGGCTCAATTGATTGTGAGATTGCTCCAATAACTACAAAATTAATTGATGCTAATGGAAGAGTTATATCACATCAAATATTAAAACTGTTTACAGAAACAAAAATAGAGTTAGATAACTTTATAGTTGAATATAACAACAAAAAATATAAAAAGTTCTATGAAACAGATTACACTGAAATAATTATGTATGAGCTGGAGTTGATTTAAATGAGATTCAAAATAAATACTAACTTTGATTCATTTACAAGAAATTTAGAAAATTCAAGAGAGCAAGCTCTAATTGCTGCTGTTCAAGAACTTAATAACACAGCTCTCAGTGTGGAAAGTACAGCAAAACAGAATATCAAAAATAATAAAACTGTAGATACTGGAAGGCTTTTAGGCTCTATTAATACAAAGTTAGCAAAAGTAAGCACAAATGCAACAGCAGAAGTTGGAACTAATGTTGAATATGCAAATTATATTGAATATGGAACAAGCAAGATGGGAGCAAAACCTTTCTTGAATCCTGCTTTTGATGTTGAAACTGATGGCTTAGATAATAGAATAAGACAAGCAGTTAGAGATGCTTTCAGATAAGGAGAGCATAAGCAATGACTACAAATACTTTAACAATTCAATCAGAGCTATATAAACAGCTCTCAACTCTTAATATTCCAGTCTATGATTATATACCTACAGATGCAAAGATGCCTTATATAAAGCTTGGTTATATGAATATGAGAGATTATTCAACTAAAACAAATGAAGGCATTCAAGTCAATCAATATATAGATATATTCTCAGATTACAAAGGACAAAAGGAAACAAGAGAAATAATGCATCAAATCATGGATAAGATGCAGCAATTCAATATAAATAACCATGATATTAAAACATCTCTAATAAACACAGAAGTTTTAGAAGAGAAGAATGAAGGCTCACTAGGGCCTATTTTTCATGGTGTTTTAATCTATAAAATCAAATCAATTTAACAATTCTAAAAATTTATTAATGAAAGGAATAGATAAATATGGCTACTAAAAGAGGATTAGATATATTACTTTCTGTTGGTGAAACTTCTATAGGTGGGCAAAGAAATGCATCAATAGAAATGTCAACAGAGGTTATAGATATATCAACAAAAACAACTGGAGACTGGACTGCCAAAATGTCTGGAGCTAAGTCTTGGACTTCTGATTGTGATGGAATATACATGGATGGAGATGAAGGTTATCAAGCAGCTTTAGATGCTTTTATAAATGGGACTGAGGTTAATGTGAAAATAGCAGATGCTACATCAACTGTTGGATTTAGTGGAAAAGCTATAATAACATCTTTCTCATTTGAAGCTCCATATGAAGATACAGTGACTTATGAAATGTCATTTGAGGGTGTTGGAGAATTAACTCCAATAAAAGCTGCCTAAATAAACTACAAAGGAGATGCAAGAGCATTATGATTATAAATGGAACTATAAAAATAAACAATAAAGACTATTACTTAAATTATGACATAAATACTTTATGCATGATGAAAGGACAAGGGCTTGATGTTATGAAGCTTGACCAGATAGAAATGGACATCTTAACTATAAGAGATTTATTCTATTTTGGTTTATGTAGATTACAAAAGAACTTAACTAAAGAAGATGCAGGAGATTTAATGAGTGAATACATCCAAAATGGTAGCTCATTTGATGAATTAGCAACAGTTATAACTGATGCTCTTACAAATTCTTTAGGTTTAAATACAAATAATGATGAAGAGGGAAAGTAGAGGACTTGCCTTCTTTTGATACATACATTGAAACTTTATTTAAAGAGATTGTAGGAGGCATAGGGATGTCTCCTCTTTCTTTTTATGCATTAACAGTGCATGAAGCAACTTTAATTCTTGAAGGCCACAATGAAAAGATGGAACAAGATTATAACTTGCTTATGACTGCAATGTATAATGCAAATGGTGTGTTTCATGGTGGTAAAAAGTTTAAAATGCTTAAACCTTTTGATAAGAAATCAACTGAAAAGAAGGCAAGAAAAACAACTGTTGAAGAACATAATGAAACTCTAAACTTCTTAAAAAATAAATTTAAATAGAAATGGAGAGTGAGGAATTTGGAAGATTTAAGGGTGCAAATGAGCCTTGACTCCTCTCAATTTAATTCTGGTATTGAGCAAGCAAGCAGCAAAGTTGGCTCACTAAAAGGAAAAATGAGTGAGATTGGGCAGGGCCTAAAAGATGTTGGTACAAAGATGACTGCTGCTGGTGTTGCTATGGTTGCTTCTGTTGGTGGTATAGTTGCAAAAGGTGCTGAATGGAGTGCTTCTGTTGAATCAACTCAATTCTTATATAATAATTTAGATAAAACTGTTCAAAAAAGTATTTCAACAAATGCTAAAAGTGCCAAGTCATTAGGTATGACTGAGCAGCAGTATAAAAAGAATGCTACAACTATTGCAACATATTATAAAAATATGGGACTAGCTGGAGAAGAGTCTGCAAAGCTAAGTCAAAAAACCATGACTCTTTCAGCTGATTTAGCAGCTGTTGCTGATGTTCCAGTAGATGAAGCATTAAGAGATGTTAAATCAGCTCTTATGGGGAACTATGAGGCAGTTGATAAATATGGAGTAAGCTTATCTGCTAATGCTCTTGAAAACTCTGAGTATGTTAAATCATTAGGGAAAAAGTGGAATCAGCTTTCAGAAAATGAAAAGATGATGGCTGCTTATAATGAAATAACAAGACAATCATCATCTGCTCAAGGACTTGCAAAGCAAGAAGCAAGTTCTTTTGGTATGCAGATGAAATTATTAAAAGAATCCATAGAAGAAACAGTAGGGCAGCTGGGAAGTGCTTTATTGCCTATATTAGAGCCAATAGTTAAGAAGTTCCAAGAAGTAACTGAAAAAGTATCTGAATGGGTAAAAGAAAATCCAAAACTAGCACAAGCAATATTAATGGTGGTTGGTGGACTTGGATTATTTTTAGCTGTAGTTGGTCCATTGGTTGCTGCTGTTGGACTTATAACAATGGGTATTGCTGGATTATCAGCTGTATCATGGCCAGTTGTAGGAGCTGTTGCTGCTATAACAGCTGTAATAGTTGGATTAGTTGCTGCTGGTATATATCTTTATACTCATTGGGAAGAAGTAAAAGCTAAAGCCATTGAAATATGGAATGCTATCAAAGAAGGTGTTTCTAATGCTGTTTCAGCTTTAGGAGACTTTATAAGTGCAACATGGGATGGCATCAAGGCTTTTCTGAGTACATGCTGGGAACTAATTAAATCAGCTGCAAATACAGTTTGGAATGGAATCAAGACTGTTATTAGTACAGCAATAAATATAATAAAAACAATAATAACTACTGTTTTTAATGCTATTAAGCTTTATATTACAACTGTTTTTAATGCTATTAAACTTGTTGCAACTACTGTTTGGAATGCTATTAAGACTGTTATTACTACAGTAGTAAATGGAATTAAAACTATTATCACAACTGTTTTTAATGCAGTTAAAAATACTATTACAACTGTTTTTAACACTATAAAATCATTAACAACTTCTGTATGGAATGGAATTAAGACTGTTATAAATAGTGCTTGTAATACTGTTAAATCTACAGTAAGCAATGTATTTAATGGCTTAAAAAATACTGTTAAAAATGCTTTAGATAGTGTTTACAACACTGCTAAAGGAATATGGAACAAAGTAACTGGAATATTTACAAAGCCAATTAGTGCTGTTGTAAATTTTGTTAAAGGTGGTAAAGCAGGGAAAGCTGCTAAAGCTTCTTATTCAATGCTTAATCCAAAATCAATTCCACAAGCTCAATCTTATGCAGCTGTTTCTAAAAATTATTCTGCATCTGAAAAAATGGCTTCTTACTCAAGAAGTAATTCAGCTGGAATAAATAATTCTAGTAGTTCACCAATCTCATTAAGTGCAAATCTTAATAGTTTTGTTCAATTAGATGGAAAAACACTAGCAAAAGCAACTGCTCCATATATGAGTAATGAGCTTGATAAATTAACTAAGAGAAAAAATAGATTAGGAGGTGCATTTGCTTAATGTATGTTAAATATGCTGGAATAATTCTCTCTGATTTATTTGATGTAGTAAATCATGAAACTTCTTTATTACCTTCAAGAGAGAATGTGTCTATTGATATATTTTCTAGACAAGGGCAAATATACAATGGATTTAAATATGGCACTAGAAAGATTAAAATAACTTTCTTAGTTAAATCAGAGAATCCATATGAATATTCTCAATATGTAAATGACATTGCAGCTGCATTTGATGTTGATGCTCCTTCTAGATTATATCTTGGAGATGAATCAAAATATTATTATGCTGTTCCAGATGGAGAAGTTAAAATCTCTGTTATAGGAGCTAGTGCTGATAAGATAGTTGGTGAAGGGGAAGTAACATTAATTTGTTATGACCCTATGGCCTATTCTGATGAATATAAAATGTTTACTGGTACAAATAGAGTAACTGTAACAAATGAAGGTACAACAGAAACATATCCAATTATAAAAGCAAATTTCACAAAGCCAGCTGCATTTGTTCAAGTTTCAGATGAAAGCTCAAGTAAATCTGTTTTAGTTGGAAAATATCCTATGGCTGGAAATAATACAGCTCAAGAAAAAACTATTAATCTAAATGATACATGTGAAACAACTACAGACTGGCTTGCTGCTGGAAATGTAGTAGATTCTGATAGAATAGCTGAAGGAGCAATAACAATAAACTCTGGTGGATATGCTATTAAAGCAAGTAATTTTGGAACTACTAATGACCAAAAATGGCATGGTCCAGCTTTTAGAAGAAATATTGGAGCTAATATTTCAGACTTTGAAGTAATAGCAACTTTTGAGCATGATTCAAAAGGTAAAAATGTTTCTAATGCAGCCAACACTCCTTCATCAACTGATTCAAATGGGATTAAATATGAAGTAACTCCAAGCTCTGGTTTAAATGTTAGAGCTGGAAGAGGTACAAATCATAAAGTTTTAACAACAATGCCAAAAGGAACTAAAATATCTGTTACAGATATATCTGGAGGCTGGGGGAAAGTAACTTATAATAGCAAGACTGGTTACTCTTCTATGCAATATCTAAAGCAAGTCAACACATCAAGTTCATCTAATACTCATAAAACCACAGCAAATCTAAATTTAAGAAGTTCAAGAAACACTTCTAGTAAAATCATCTTAACAATTCCAAAAGGAACTGCTATAAAAGCTACAGATATAAAAAATGGATGGGCAGCTGTAACATACAATGGTAAATCTGGATATTGCTCAACAAAGTATTTAACAGCTGTTAAGGCAATAAAAAGTAATGACATACAAATGTATTCAGATGAAACTGCTGATGATAAGCTTGGAATGATTGAGCTTTATGGCTTTGATTCTAATAATCAAAAGCTTTTTAAATTATCTTTAAGAGATGCAAATTTCTATTATGAATATACACATCCAGAAGTTCAAATAGGAAATAACATAGTATTAAAAGATACTGATAATGTTCCAGCTCCAAAAACTCATACAGAGAAGAATGACAAAGGTGAAAATATCACTGTAACTGACTTATCTGGGAAGTTTGGAAAATGGAATGAATTTTATGGAAATATAAGAATAAAAAGAGAAACAATTAATGGGAAGCAGCAATGGTATTGTGAAGTTAATAAAATAGTTAATGGAGCTGTTACTGCTACTTTAAAATCATCAAGTCTAGTTGCTGATAATTACCCAAAAGGCAGCTTAAATCATGTTGTTTTATATATAGGAGCTTATCAAGATAAACCAACAGTTGATATGACACTAACTCACCTACAAATTAAATCTTTAAATAAAATCACTACAGAACAAAATGTAAATATTTTTAAAGCAGGAGATGAGTTAATCATTGACTGTAAAGAAAATAAAGTGCTTTTAAATAATGAGCCATATATGCAACATGTAGACATTGGCTCTTCATTCTTTAATATTCCAGTAGGTGATACAAATTACAGAATCATATCAGATGATAATGAAATAACTTCATCTGTAACATTAACTGAAAGGTGGCTATAAAACATATGATAAATTCAATTTTTATATTAGATAAATCAAAAACAATTGTAGATGTTTTAAGTAATAATGGAGACTCTCCTCAGTCTCCTTTTTTTGATGATAAATATGTTCAAGATTTAGCAACTGGAGCTGAGACTTTTGAATTTACAACTGTATCAAATGAAAGAACAAGCAAATATGCTGTAGAGGGTAATTATGTTGCTTTTAAATTTAAAAATAAAATAAAGATGTTTCAAATCATGGAAACAGAAGAAGAGCATCAAGAAGCTCTATATAAAAATTATTATTGTGTGATGGCTGGGCTTGAATTAAAATATAATCCTATTAGGGAAAGAGAAATTCCATCTGCTAATGTTAGACAATTCTTTGAAATAGCTTTAGCTGATACAGACTGGAGATTAGGAATAGTTGATTCTGCTCTAGTTTTATCATCTAATATAAAAATTGAAAGAGCTACAAATGTATATAGTTTAATACAAGAGCATCTAAGCACTTTTGACATGGAAATAGAATATAGATTTGAGATGACTGGAAACAGAATCTCTGGAATGTATATAGATGTTTACAAAAGCAGAGGTAGAGACACTGGCTTTAGATTTGAATATGGAGAAAATGTATCTGGTGTTTCTAAGCAAGTTGACATGTCAGAGCTTTGCACAGCTATGATAGGTGTTGGAAAAGATAATATAGACTTTAAATCTGTTGAATGGGGAGCTGATATGCCAGCATTAAAGCCATTGAATCAAGATTTTATAGTAGATGCTGAGGCTCACAAGATATGGAATAATAATGGCTCTTATCTTATGGGAATATATACATCTCAAACTGAATCACCACATGAGCTTTTAACTTTAACATGGAATGAGCTTCAAAGAAGAAAGCAGCCTAAAATGACTTATGACATCCAAGTTGAAATGTTACAAGGTTATGATGATGAAATAAATATAGGTGATACTGTAAAAGTAATAGACAATGATTATATTCCAGCCTTACATTTAACAGCTAGAATAGGCAGATTAGAGCTTTCATTTACAGACTATAGACAAAATAAATGTATCTTAACAAACTTCAAAGAAGTTAAATCTGGAATATTATCACTTGACACAATTCAAACAATTATAGATGGTAAATTTCCTATAGGCTCTGAACAAATACAAGATGGAGCTATAACAGAAGGAAAAATAGATACACAGTATCTTCACACTATAAAAACAGATGTTATTATAGCTGCAAAAGCAGAAGTTGAAGATTTAATAGCTGATAAAGCAAATATAGAAGATTTAACTGCTGTTAATGCTAAAATAGAAAACTTAAAAGTTAAAGATGCTGAAATAGAAAATGCTGTTATAAATAATCTAAAAACTACTACAGCTGAGATAGAAAGTTTAAAAGCTAAAGATGCTACTATAGAGAACTTAGTGGCTGAGAAAGCAAATATAAAAGACTTAAATGCTATTAATGCATCAATATCAAATTTAGAAGCTATAAAAGCAGACATAGTAGATTTAGAAGCTACTAATGCTACTATAAATAATTTAAAAGCAGATGTAGCTGAAATAGATACACTTTTAGCTGGAAACATAACTGCTGATAATATTCAAAGTGGCTCAATAACATCAAATGAATTAGCATCTGGAACAATAACAGCTGGCTCTGGTGTTATTGCAGATGGAGCTATAGGCTCTGCTCAAATATCTTCACTTGATGCTGCTAAAATAAATGCAGGAACTATAGATACATCAAGAGTAACTGTTGCTGGTCCTAATAGTAATTTAAAATTATCTGGAAATAGATTACAAGTCTTTAATGGAGTAGGCTCTAATCAAGTTGAAAGAGTATCTCTTGGAGATGTTAGAGGAGATGGCTCTCAATATGGTTTATTAGTTAGGGGAGCAGATGGAAAGACAGTTATAATGGATGAAAATGGTGTAACTAATGCAGGGATTACTGATGGAGCTATAACTAATGATAAAATTAATCCAGATGCAAATATAGATGGAGCTAAGTTAAATATTAACTCTGTTATAACTAAAATCAATGAAGATGGCTCTGAATCTATTCAAGGAACTAAAATAGATATAGAAGGTACAAGCTTATCTACTAAATTATCAAATATAACTACAACTCAAACTGCTCAAGGAAATAAAATATCTGAGCATTCTTCAAAAATAGCAGCAAATGAATCTGCTATTAATCTAAAAGTTGATTCTCAAACTTATCAATCAGATAAAGAAGGAATAGAAACACAATTAAATAAGAATACAGCTGATATTGCTTTAAATAAAGAGCAAATAGCTTTAAAAGTAGAACAAACAGATATAGATAAAGCTAAATCAGAAGTTGAAGGCAAAATAGATACAAAAGTTAATGCTGCCAAATCTGAGATTAAAGTTACAACAGATAAAATAAGTCAAAATGTATCTAACTTAACAACTACAGTAAACAACAAAGCTGATGGCTCAACTGTATCTACTCTATCAAATAAAGTTGGCTCTTTAGAAACTTCTGTAAATGGAATATCTGGGAAAGTAAGTTCTTTAGAAACTACAACAACTTCTATAAGTTCTACTGCTACAAATGCTCTTAATAAGGCAAATTCTGCAAGCACAGCAGCATCTAATGCTCAATCTACTGCTAATGCAAATAAAGGTAATATAACAACTTTACAAGGTGAAGTAAGCACTGTTAAATCTAATGTTGCTTCTTTAGATGTTAATTTACAAGGAATAACTCAAAGAGTAAGTTCAACTGAATCTGCTACATCTACATTAACAAGTAAAGTCAATACAGCTCAATCTACTGCTGATGCTGCTAAATCAGCTGCTGCTAATGCTCAAAATAGTGCCAACAATGCCAATAATGCTTTAAGCATAAACCAACAAACAAAAATGAATGGTATTGAGCTATTCAACAATGAATATAAATCTAACACAAGTGCTAGGCCATTTACAAATGGCAATTATTCAGTAGTAGTAGCAACAGAAATTTCTGGGGCAAATGCTAATGAATCAAACATAATAAAGGTTACAAATGGACAAATATTATATACTGACTTCATTGCTTGTAATATAAATAATCCTTACTATGCATCTATAGAAGTTTACAATAAGGACACAAATAATGGAACTAATTATATTCAAGTTTGTTATTATGATAAGAATAAAACTGCTTTAGCCTCTAATGAGGCAGCATTAAATGTAATAGGTGCTGCTACTATTCCTTCTGCTAATGCTTGGCATAAATTAGAAGGATGGGTTAATGCTCCTGCATCAAATGATGTAAGAAGAAAAGCTAAATATGTAAGAGTAAGAATAATAAACAGATATTCTGGATTAGCTGGAATAACTTACTGGAGAAATATTAGCTGGAAACAGCTTGGAAGTGGATTACTTGCTGACACTCAAGAAACAAAGACAGAGATAGCATCTACTAAATCAAAAGTGGCTACTATAGAAACTAATTTATCTGGAATAACTTCAAGAGTTTCAAATGTTGAAACAAAACAAACTAAAACAGATGGAAAAGTTTCATCTTTAGAGAGTAGGGTGTCTACAGCAGAGTCTAAAATAACAGAAGATGCTATAACTAACACAGTTAAAAAGAATTTCTATACTAAAACAGAGACAAATTCACAAATAACTTCTAAAGGCTATCAGACTGCATCTCAAGTCCAACAAGCAGTTGATAAATTTGAAGTCAAGTTTGAAGAGTCTGGTGGTTATAATCTTTTAAGAAATTCTGCTTTTAAAGATGGAGCAAATCAATGGAAAACATTGAGATGGGACACTTCAGGTGGTGGAACTTGCTCAACTTATGTTGAAAAAATAGGAAGTTCATATACTCCTACAAATAGGAATTCTATTTGTACAGCTGTAAGAAATATTCCTTCAGATAGTTCAAATATAATGAGAGCAGGGTTTGATAGTGAATATATATCATGCAATGCTAATACAGTATATACATTTAGTGCTTTATTTGCTATGCATAGAGCAACTAAAGGGATATTAGAGTTGATTTGTTATGATTCAAACTACAATAGACTTTCAATTACAACTACTGAAATTACTCAAAAAAGTGGTGGAAAAGATAGAAAAAATTGGACTAAAATCACAAAATCATTTACAACTCATGCTAATGCATCATTCATATTAGTAAGAGTATACATGGATAGATATACAGGTAGTTCTCCAAATAGTGCAGTTATTTGGATGTTAGAACCAATTCTTTTAGAAGGTAATTACTCTGATATAATGTGGACTCCTAATTCTGATGAAGTCTATACTGGTATAACTACAATAGATAAAGATGGTATAACTGTTACTAATACTTCATCATCTACTCATACTCAAATAGATAGTGAATCATTCAGAGTTGAGGACAATAAAGGTGGTACTGTTGCAGAGTTTTCTCAAAATTCTAGGATACCTAATTTATCTGCTGGTATAATTACTGCTAATGAAATTTATGCTGGTAATGTATGTTCTAAATCACCAAAGGCTGGAGATATAAAGTTTATATATGTTAATGGCTCAACTGGTAATGATAACAATGCAGGAACAAGCTCAAGTCCATATAAAACAGTACAAAGAGCAATAGATGATATCAAAGATAAGCAGGACCAAAGTGTTACTATTTATGTATATAATTCAGTGCCAGGATTTAATTTAAAAGGTGTTACTGGAACTGGTGTAATTACTTTTAGTTTACAAGATAGTGCTGTAATAAATGGTTATGTTGTCTTGGGTGGAGTTACAAACACTATAAGAATAACTAATGAATCAGGCTCTTTAAAATCAACATTTAAAAATGGAATCAGCATTTATAGATGCATGAATGTAGATATTTATGGAGTAACTTTCAGAGGAGTAGATGTTAATGGCAGTAACATATATATTCAAGATACAAATTATTGTGCTGTAAATAGTTGTGATTTAGGTGGGCTAGGCACTCAATTACTTTGTGCCATTAGAGTTCATTCCTCTTTATTATGGTTACATGGATGTAGAGGCTCAAATATTACAGATGTTGTTGGTCAATATGCTTTTAGTCATGTAATGATGGCAAGAGCTGGAACAAGTAATGTGCCAGATTATACAAATGGATTACTTGTTAATTATGATGGCTCTGGAAGAATACAAAACTGGACTGGTGGTACATTTATAAAAACTCCTTCTAGTGGATGGAATCCAGCTTATACTCCAACACAAAAAACTCAAACTTGGAGTTTTAATAAAATCTGGTCAGATGAAACTCTTAATGGATGGAGTGATAGACAAGAGCTTATACAAGGTTATGCATCAACTTGGAACACTGGTAGATGGACTGGATATATGCAATTTACAGATGGTATGGCTGCTATTAGAAGTGCAATATCTGGTGGAACTAACTTCTCTGGAAGATTATATATTCAAAGAAGAACAAGCTCTGGTAACTCAACTGGCTCAAAACTTTGTTTATATGCTTCTGATGGAACTTTAATAACTAACAGTACAACTATAAACAGAGGGCAAGGAGTTTGGGTGAATTTAAGCTCTGCTATTATATCTAAAATAGCATCTGGAGCAATAACATATTTCTATTTAAAAGCTGATGCAAATAATACTTCTACTTTCTTTAAGTGTGAAGCTAATCCAAAAATAGAAATAACTTATACTAAATAAATTAAGGGAGTCTGACAAAATGTCAGATTCTCTTTTTATATACAAAAAATTATTAATGAGGTGAAGTAAATGTTTGATAACTTAAATATTACAAAAGGATATAAATTACAAGACAATATAACTGGAAATGAAGTAGAGATAGCAACTTTTAATGCTGTACTAACAAAAGGTAGCAATATAAATGTTTTTATGAATATAAACTATCCTAACCTTTATGAAGTTCATAAAAACAATATATTAATAGCTTACAGAGAATTTAATGCAGAAGTTTCAGCTCTTGCATGTACTATGGGACTTGCAGAAGAAGCACATCAAGCAAGTGCAATAAGAGAATTAGAGCCATTAAGAGAAGAATTTAAAGATATGGCTGTTAAAGTATTTTCTGATGTTATAGCATCTCTTGGAAATATAAAAGTTAATCCAGTTCCAGTTATGGACATACCAAGATATTAAAATAAATAGATAGCAAATGATGGCTTTTTATTTGACTGAAAAGAGCCAAGATTTTATGAGGATAAACAAGAACATTTATATGTTTCTGTTCTTTATTTAGGTGATAATGATTCAATAGATAATTATATACAAGTTGAAGAATCATCTGCTATTGAATTTTATAAATAGTGCTTTTACCTACTGGGCAGTTTAATAGCTGCCCTTTTATAATGCAATAAATTTTAAATATTATCAAAGGGGCTGACAATAAAAATATGGATTTAAACACAATTGTTGAAATGGTAGTATCACAAGGGCCTTTTGCTGCTCTTTTTATATGGCTATTAATAGATACTAATAAAAAAAATGAGATTAGAGAGCAGAGAATGCAAGAGCAATTAGATAAGACTGTTCCAATATTAAATCAGATAGTAAGTAGACTTGATGTTATAGAAGAAAAAATAAGATAATTATTTTCCTCTTAAAAGGTGAGAGGAATGGCTTGATTTCAACATTCTTTTAGCTGTTCCTGCCAAAGGGAACAGTGATATTTTTATAAAAATAAACAATATAATAATGGAGATGATACAATGTTATTTACTATAAATGCAGGACACACATTACAAGGAAAAGGAACTGGAGCTGTTGGCTTCTTAAATGAATCAAAAGAAAATAGGGCTGTTGTGGCTCATGTTATAAAACTATTAAAACAATTAGGACATTCTGTTATAGATTGCACTATAGATAAATCAGATAACTATTTAAAAGAAGCAGTAGCTGCTGCTAATAAGCATAAAGCTGATTTAGCTGTATCTATACATTTTAATAGCTCTGGTGATTCTTCTGCTAATGGAGTTGAAACATTAGTATATAATTCTAGTAATGACTATACTAATAAATATGCTAATGCTATTAATAAAGAAATAGCTGCTCTTGGTTATAGAAACAGAGGCATAAAGCAAAGACAAGATTTATACTGGTTAAAGAATACTACATCAAAAGCAATATTAATTGAATGTTGCTTTGTATCTAATAAAGCTGATTCAGATAAATATAATGCTGTTAAGATGGCTGAGGCTATAGTTAAAGGTTTAGTAGGTAAATTACCAACTAATAACTCTAACAGCTCTACAGATTCATCTGAGAAGCTATATGCAGTATGTGTTGGAGCATACTCAAAAGTTAATGCTGATAGAATCCTTTTAGAAGTTAAATCAAAAGGATATAAAGATGCATATTTAATTCCAAGATAAAAATAAGGCATATTGTTATTATGACAGTATGCCTTTTCTTTATTTTAATTTCTATTAAACCAAAAAGGTAATATACTCAAGAATTTACCAAAGAACATTGTTGCAAGTATTAACAGTGTTAATGGCCAAAATACAAAAGCTGCAATAATTCCTAATGTGTAGCCCATAGTAATCCAGTTTTGTTTAAAGTTACTCATTAGTTCACCTTCCTTTGCTTTTATATGATATTTAACTAATTAAACATTAACTGAATTATATCCTTCTTTACAATAAAAGATACAAAATAGGGGCAACTTTTACAAAGAAAAGTGTCTCAAACTAAGTAGTTGCAAGGCATTCAATAGTGTATGAGTAATGGCTACTAGATAATATAATGTATTATTATTATACTTTATATTATCTAAGAGAGTTTTCTTAAACAGCCTTCAATCCCAGTCATAGCAACATATACAGCCATTATTTCTGACTGTTTTTGCCCCTTTTATGATTATAGAATATAATATGCTGCCTTAATTACTGTATAAATGTTATCTGGTTGCAGCATTAAAAGCTCTATAAGCTCTTACATGATTAACAACTATTCATTATGAGTGAATTATCATAAGGATGCTCTAACTATTCTGTATGTTTCTCTTATAAGCTAATTTGATTATCTGATGCTGCTATGTTCTCTGTATAAATGTTATAATGTTGCAGCATTAAAGCTTTTAATACAAAAATGAACAAAAAAAGTAAGCTCAATCCAAGTAGTAGCAAGGCATTGAGGCACTTTGGTGAATAGGACCCTGAATAGATAACTAATATATATTATATTAGCATATCTATTGGGGGGCATAGATAACAACATGCACCAACAGTAGTATTTGCAAGGTGTTGAGGCCATTTTTATATACTCATTTTTGTAATTCTTCTGTATAACATGGCTCTTAACAGCTTACAGAAAGCACTTAATAATCTACATGACTATTTATACTTTAACAGCATTAACTAATCATACAGAGCAACTGGAGCTTAAATTAAGTATATATAAAGCAAAAAGAGCCACAATTATTTGCAGCTCTCATACTTTTCTTTGTATCTGTAATAAGTAGCTCTACTGATTCCCATTTGAGCAACAGCATCTACAACAGACATGCTTTTAGATTCAACTAAGTTATAATAATGAATAAAATCATCTGGAACATCTTTGATTGGCCTTCCCATGTGTATTCCTTGTTCTTGAGCAGCCTCTATTCCTTTTCTTTGTTGTATTCTTTCATAAGCATCATATATAACATTAATATCTATTAATCCAATGTTAGGAATATCTATTGTATTGTCTTTAAGATTAACAGTCATATCTTTCTTTAATAGCTCTTTATTATCAAGCTTTACTTTATCATCTTCTTTATTATTGTATTTAATTATATAATCAGCTGGACTTCCATCTTGATAATATTGGCATCCCATCCATTTAAAACCATAATCTTTTATATATTGCTTTAGGTCCTTAACAGATACACCAAGAGCATCTGCAAGCTCAGAAGTTTTATATTGTCTATTATTTAATGGCTCTAATATATCTTTTCTAAAATCTAGATTTAATAATTTAGTATTCATATTTAACAGCTCCTTTATAATTATATATTGTATCATGGACACCTTTTTTATACAATAATATGTATATGACATACATTTTATATACATATGTATGCTATAATAAATGTGAGGTGATTTAGATGGAAGAAGCTAAAAAACATGAATGGTATGGACTAGCTCCAACACAAAGAGAGAGATTAGTTTTAGAGCTATTGACTCAAGGATATACAGCAGATATGCTTAATGAATATTTTGATGTAAAAACTAAGAGAGTAATAAATGATTTTATGAATGCCAGAGGCTATAGAAAAAGAGGTAATTCATATGTACCTAAGAAACAATCAGAGAACATGTCAGCTGCTCCTATAATGCATCAACAAAACAATATGTTGCCTAATATACAAATAGATGATGAGACTATATTCAATATAATGAGTTTATCAAAACAGTATGATAAGATACAAGAAATAATAGATTCATATGATAATGGAACATTATCAACTAATAATGGACCAACAGAGAGTTATATTGAAGTAGTGGACACATCAATGCCTATATTAAAAATAGAGGGTGAAATCAAAAGAACTACAATAAGAGTTAATGAGAATATAATGAGTGATTTTAATAAACTATGGAAAGATAAATACTCTGAATATAAGCAACATGACCTTTTAAATTTAGCTCTACAAAACTTTATAGATAAATATAAATAGATTACATTTTTTATGATTTGTAGTATAATAATATTTAGAAATTGCAATTTAAGAGTGGGGTTTCATATAATCCAAGTTCCTACAGTAAGTAGGAAGGAGGTGTAATCTATATGGAACAAAAGAAAAAACTTATCATAAATATTATAGTTATTCCATTTATTATTGGTTTAGCTGTAAACTTTGTTTATGATATAGTAAAAAACCACTCTTACTGGCATAAGGGTGGTTTTCAAGTTGAATTCAACATAAAAGTTAAATTTGACTAATATTATATTGTATATATAGAAACCACACTCTACACCACATAGATTGCAATTTCTTTTTTTAAATCTAGAATTTATTAATTATATTATAACCTACATGAACAAAAATATCTAGTTACTTAAAAAATATTTAAAATTTTTAACAAAAAAGTATTGCATATGTGTCATAAATGTGGTAATATTATGACAAGGAACAAAGAGAACAAATGAAAGTTGCAGGAAACAGCAAGAGAAGTCCAGAGATGGAAAATCACAGCAGATAACAAGCTAACCATAGAAAGAGTAAGAGTAGCTCCAACAGTTCCAATAAATCAAACCTAATATGGATTTACTGAATAAGCAAGAATACAAGGATAATCAGAGCTTATAAAAATAGTTAAGAGCAACAGCACTAAGAACTCAATAAATAATGTGTAGCAAATGAATGAAATTGAAGGCCAGCTCCTAAGAAAGAGTGATGGCTGAGGGAGACATAGGAGGCACATTAAGAGGATGATTCAAAGAATCACAAGGAGAAAGCTAATAAGACTTTTAAGATACTATAGAATAAAAGCTACTGGTGAGTCTAGTACACAGAGCAAATAGTAACCATTCTAAGATAATTTCAATTAATAATATAGATAATTTTTCAAGTACATACTTTAATAAGAATAGGATAAGAAATAAACTGGCCAGATTTCCTAATATAAAAAATAAAAATATTTTATACTTTTATGTTAATAGAGTAAAAATAATAGTAATATGTAGATGTAAGCAACTATAACTAAAATGTCTCATAAAGGTGTCATGTGAAACAGTATCACAACATCTTATAAGGAAATAAAAAAATATGAACAAAACTGCATAGAGGTATGCACTGTTCATATAGTAAAGTTAAGAGCAAATAGCTCTGAAAAACTTAATATTTGTCTTTATTTATCATTATATGATTAATTTTGATTTTATACCCTGCTGGAGCTGGAAAGCTCCATTCCCTTTAAGGAACAGAGGACCCAAAGATGATAAGTAGAGATAAATATAAAAAATAAATGGGGGAAATTACACATGAAACTTTTAAAAATAACAACACAAGGACTTATAGATATAACAAATACAGAGGTTATGAGCTACAACAGAGCTGCAATATTAAAAGAAGGTTGGAGATTAAAGAGAGCAGGAATTAAAGATGGATTAGCTCAAGCATGGAAAGCAGCAAGAACTCAAATGAATAACCTAAAAGAATTAATAGCTGAAACAGAGCAAGAGAGAGCAGATTATATAGAAGATTATTCAATGGCATATGAAGTTGCTGGAGATTTAATCTCAGATGGAATAGAGCCAGAGGAAGGTCCAATGGCAGATGCTCTTCATGACTATAAAGAAATGGTACAAGTTATGGAAGAAATGGGATTCTTAAATCCACAGTCAGAGCTTGAGGAACTATTCCAACAATTAGTGAAAGAATATCTGGATGAAAATAAAGAAGAAACTGTAGAGCAGCCAAAGAGCTTTGCAGAGATACAAAAGGAAAGATTAAAAAAATTACTTGGAGAGGTGGCATAGGATATGGCAGCAAGAAAAGACTTAACTGATAGAAATGGAAAATCACAAGATATGGTTAAAAGGAGCTTTAGATTAACAGATGCAGAGAATGCAATGCTAAATCACTTAACAGCTCAAACTGGTTTAACACTTAGAGACTTAATGGCTCAATTAGTAGAAGAAAAATACAATAAGTTAAATAAGAACTAAAAAAGGATGGTAGATAACATGGTTAATAAATTACAAGCTTTAGAAACAGTAATAGGAATGACAATAGATGCAGCAGCAGATGTTGATGATTTACAAATAATAATGGAGCTTTTATACAGCAAAGCAGAAGCTCTGGATGCAAAGATAATAGAAGTTGAAGAAAAAAGTTTATAAAAAATTTTAAAAATGAAATGTAAAAAGTAACACACATATAGTAATACATGAACAAAGGGAAATAAATCAAACTAAAATAATCACAAAGGATGGTAAATTAATATGAATAAAAGATTAGAAAAATTATACAAGGAATTAAATGAATTAGAAGCTACTAGAAAAGGAGCAATGGAAAACATAAATGCTTACACAGATGAAGAATTAGATTTAATGTTAGAAGCAATAAATGCAAAAGAAGCAGAAATAGATGCTGAATTAGAAAATCCAACAGAAGATGCTCAAGAAGAGCTAGAGACAGTAAAAGTTACAATGGATAACTTAGAGGAAGTAACAGCATTAATATTTGGAGCAGAAGAGTTCCAAGCTATGAAAGAAAGAGCTGCAAGAAGAACTGAAGCTGCATTAGAAGTATTTAAAAATGAAATAGAAGAAATAATGCATGAAATTGATGAAAATAATGATATAATGTCTATAGAGGAGGCTGAACAAATGACACATAAAGTATTATTAGATAGTGTTGAGTTCACTCAAAAGCCTACAGACAAAGAAACTGGTGGAATACAAAACAGACTTCCAGAGAGTGTTGCAGAAGTAACAATAGAAGAGCTTGCAGCAGCATTGACATCTGGGAGAACATTTAAGCCTAACTATATGACTGGAAGAGGTCAATCAAGCTTTGTGTCATCATCTTTAATAGCAATAGATATAGATAACAAAGGAAAAGAGCTTGATGAATATGGCTACATCTCTATAGAAGATTTTAAATCAAGAGTAGAAGATTCAGAATTTAAGCCAGCTATAATTTATACTACTTTTAGCCATACAGATGTATGTCATAAGTATAGAGCTATATTCCAACTTAAAAGATTAGTAACTAAAATAGAAGAGCTTAAAGCTGTAGGAGCTGCAATAAAGAGTGAATATCCTTTTGCAGATGCTAAGGTTTCAGTTGTACATCCAATCTATGGTGGAAATAATTTAATAGAATTAAATCCAGATGCTGTTGTAGATATGGATAATAACATAATATTTAGCTTAACAATGCAAGATGCTAAAGTTGAAGATACAGTTATAACTGAAATAACAGAAGCTGCAAGAACAACAAAAGAAACAACAAAATTAACTAAAGACAGTATAATAACAGAAACATTAATGAATTTATATGGCAATAGAACTTTTGAATCATATGATGAATTAAAAAAATACTTATTAGGAATCAATTTAGCAGATTTATTAAGAGTTAAGAATCCAAGCAAGTTTAAATGTATATTCCATAATGATTCAAGACCATCTGCTGGAATATTTGAAGCAAATGGAGAGTTCATATATAACTGTTTCAGTGGATGTGAACATGGAAAGAAAGATATATTTAATATAGTTGCAAAATTACAAGAGTTTGAAGGCTCTGCATCTGAGCAATATTTAAAAGCATCAAAATTCCTAATGGATAAACTTAACTTAAAAGTTAGAAATGAAGAATGGATGCAAGCACAATTCACAACTATAAGAGAAAACAGATTAATATTAATCCAAAATAGAATAAATAAAAGCAACTATCCAGCATTATCTCCAAGAATGAGACACATAACAAACTTATTAAGAGCAATGCTAGACCATGCAGAAGCTGCTGTAATGAGTTACCCAACTAAAGATATAACTGGACAAGCTTTATTCTTTGTATCTTATAATCAATTATCAGAGCTTTTAAATGGTAAAGATGAAAGAACAATAAGAAAACAAATAACAGAATTAACTATGTTAGGACTTATAAGAAAAATATCAGATGAAGAAGTTCAACAAGTAGCTCCAAAGAGATTTAATGAATCTTTAAAATATAAAATACAAAATAATCTAGCTCACACAGTTCAATATTATTCAATACCTTTATGGAATGCTGATACATTATCAAAAGCAAATGAAATAAAAGCTCAAGGTAATGCTGCTGGAATAACATCAAAAGGAATAGGAATGAGAGCTGCATCTGCTATAAATAAAACTGTATCAACTAAAGTAGAGCATAAAGAATCTGTTCAAACAAATGCAGATATAGATAAAATGATAAAATGGACTAAGAGAACTATAACAAGAAATGGAGCTGTTTTAAAAGATGATTTTGTTAAATATGCAAAGAAAAACAGTATTGGAGCAACATATGCTGCATCTATCCTTCCAGTAGTTATAGCTCAATTAGAACTAAAAAAAGCCATAATAACAAATGAACTAATAAAAAAATACAGCCTTTCTAAGAACTCATTAAGAAAGACTGCATTCACAAAATAACAATTCATTTGTTTAAAAAATATAAAAGTCAATAATTTATTTTCAGAGGAGCTGCCAACTCCTCTTTTTTTTATTCAATAATTCATTTATGTTATAAGTATACCACAATATTTTATATATATTCCATTAATTTTTTTTATTTATGTGTAATTAATTACCTTTATTTAGTAATACATCCATGAAGGCCCATATAGTAATAACTAGAGGGAATAAAAATTTTTTTACTTTTCTATGTTAAATATGTCTCATAAAGATGTAATAAGTAGTTAAGGAAACAAAATATAAAAATAAAGGTGGTAAATATACATGATAAAAAAAGTAGACAAAACAAACAAATATTATAAAATGGCTCAGTCAATAGATTCATTCTCTGATTTTATGCCAACTGGAGATGTAAGTAAAGACTTATTAGACCCAGTAAGAAAAGGCACACATACTTTTGATGAAATAGCAACAGAGGTTGCTGAATATATCTGGCTATCAATGAATTATGATACAAACCCACAATGGATAAGAGAAAATGGATTAGCTGGAAAGAAAAAATATTATCCAGAAGGAAATTGGATAAATGATAGACTTCATATAGATGTAGAAGGAGAAGATGCTCAACTACAGCATTATATAAAAGTAAGGCTAATGAATTTTGAATGTATGCTTTATGAAGATTATCTAATGAATACATTAAATGAGCTGCAATTATTTCAAGAAGTAAAGAATGCTGACTCAAGGATGGATAAAATCTTTAAGATAGATTTAATAGCAAAAGATATAGAAGGAGAAGATTTTAATATATCAGTTTATAAATCTACAGATGAAACAGCTTTATATAAATTAAATAATAGCCAAGCATCAAGGAGATATAATAATAGATTATCATATAATGTTAATAAATCTGGAGACCCAAGAGACCCAGAAAATGTATATAAATGGTTTTATGAAATAGTGGAGCAAGGAAAACACATAATATATAGACAAAACAATTCATGGAAAGTTTCTTAAAAAATAATTCAAATCTAATGTAAATAGATTCCCAAACATAGTAATAACTAAATAAGAAGAGCATGACATACCTTTGTATAACACTCATATAGTATATATACACAAAGTTTTACACTACTGTAACCACAGTATTTTGAGCATACTTTGTTGGCTAGTAAATACTATAAGTGTCTCATAAAGGTGTTTCATGATAAACTATAAAAATTATAAAAAAAAGGATGGTATACACATATGAAAAAACAAAGATTAGAACAATTAACAAATGAAATGATAGAAATATTAATAATAGATTTACAAGAGGAAAATGCAACAGAAGAATCTCAAACAATAAAGTTTAAGCATTATAATCACCATATGCTAAATGGCTTAATAAAAAATGCAAGAGCTAAATATTCTCTAGAATGGTCAGCAGATATAATAAGAGATGAAGTTTATGCAACATTGTATGAATCAATGGAAATAATAGCTGCTAATATGGATATAGAAGAATTAACACTAGATAATTCAGAATTCATGGGACAATCTTATAACTTAACTATGCTAAAACTTAAAGAAAAACTTATTCCAAGAAGTAAGGTTGACAGAAATGGAGCAATAATAGGAACTACAGAATTAATTGTCTCACCTAAAGCAGAAGTTGATGCAGATGGAAATTCTGTTAATTTATCATTAGAGGACTTACTGGCTGGACAAATAGTTTATAATACAGATATGGAAGAGGAGAGAGTTAATCACTTCTTAAGATGGTTTGATGCTAATAAATCTAAAATATTAACTAAAAAGCAAATAGACTTTATAGATGGTGGACATATAGCAGAAGATAAAACAAATGCTTATAAAATGAGAAAGAGAATATCTGAAAGAGTATCAAGAGCTTACAGTGAACAATATGGAGATGTATCTCCAAGAATAGCAGTATTAAAGGACCAAGAAAGAATACTGGAAGAAATACTAGATGCTAAAAGTTTCAGAGCTGCTTATGATAAATATAAAGATGAAGATTTTATAATAGATGCAGTTGCTGAATATGTTGCTCTTGATTATCTAAGAGCTTTTGATAAAGGAAATGATAATCCAGAAACAATAAGAGCAATGAGAATTGCTTTATATAAAAGATTAGGTGAAGTAATAAACATGATAGAGGCTGTTAAATAGTCTCTATTTTTTTATGTCTAAAAAAACTGAGGCTCTAAATCAAACACAGAGAGCTTTTAAAGATATAGTTAATGTATTTATACCTTGCAAATCAAATGAGAACATTCTGGAGCTTGCTATTTTTTAGATAAATTTCCCAGTAGGTAAAAAAATGGCATACAGTGTTGCCTAGTAAAGAGTATAAGAGAATTACTTCTCTTTACTAAGTACATTATATAAAACACTCCTTTTTTTTTACAGCTATAGCAGCAGAAATATTTACCTCCTTTCAAAAAATCCTCCTCCTATAAGTAATTCTGCTATAGCTGCTTTTTTTATGTCATGAGTAAGCTGGAGCTTTTACTTTAGTTCAATTCTAAGGATACTCACCAATTAATTTAACAGACAAAGGAGAACACACATGGAATACATAGAAGAAACTTATTGTATAGGTTGTGGCTCTGAACTTATACCAACTGGTAATGACCCATTAACAGCAGAAGCATATTTTACATGTCCAAGCTGTAATATGGATTATACAGTTACAATAACAGATGACTATACAATAGTTGCTGAAATAGATACAACAGATAAATAAACCTAAAATAGGAGCTGATAATTATGAGTAAGTTAAGAAGTAACCAAGAAGAAATAAATGATTCAATATTAACTTTAATGTGTTTAACTTTTAATAAGAAAGAAATGAAAAGACTTATAGAGGCTTATGTCTTAACTAATGATTTAACTAATGATATAGAGGCTCTTAAAAAAGAACTAAACAAATAATATGAAAGGTGATGCTATGGCTGCTAAACTAACAGATAAACAAAAGGCTTTTGCTGATTATTACATCATCTCAATGAATGCTACAGATGCTTATAAAAGAGCTTATCCTAATGTTAAGACAGATAATGCAGCAGCAGTGAATGGAAATAAATTGCTAAGAAATGCTAAGATTCAAGA